CAGGCTACGGTAGAAGCCGGTCGTGAAGTCCTGCTTCTGATAGGTGTAGGTCACGTAGTACAGGTCACCGATGGCCGGTTCCTGACCGCCACGCTCATGCGTGGTGACAACAGCGGAGTCCCCAACCGCAACGCCCACCGTGTTCGCCACCTTCATCTCCACACCGTTGACTGCGAGATGCGGGATGTTGGCATTAGTCACGAAGGTCGTGCTCGAATTGAATCGGAACGTGGCATCGGGACCCGTGGGGTAATCCACCCAAGGTCCAGTCGGGTTGTTGTGGAAGTCACGCGGCAGGATCGTGAAGGTCAAGCCGGTCACGTCATCCCGATAGGTCTGACCCACGATACCATCCTGACCCGTTCCGTTGTTCAGGATGGAGGTATCGATGGATCCGGAACCCGATGCGTTGCTGGAAGTCACGAAGAATCCGTTGACAGCAGCTTCACCGGTGGCCCCATCCCCACTTACGGTTCCCAACAGGGTTCCGTATCTCAGGGCATTATCACTGGACGCGTCCGCAAACAGCAAGGAGGATGCGGCCCCAAGACCCGCCACCAAAGTAGGTGCATCCTGAATGTACAGGTATTCCAGGCCGGATTCATCCGTCAGGCTACTTGCGAAGCCGTACTTGGCAAACCGCACGCCCGCATCAACGGAGGTGAAGTCCGTCATGTACGCCAAGAAAGTGGTGGAGTTGCGGTTTGCATTCAGTGCCGATGCAAGGGTCTTGGCCGGAACCGTAGACCGCAGCGAAGCTTGCCCGGACGAGAATCCCAACGTGGCGTTTGCCGATCCAGATCCAATCGTCACGCCCGCAGTTGTATCAGATGTCAAACCAGTGATCCGAATGCCGCAGCCTTCCTGACGAACGATCTTGGCCGCGTAGATCTGGGCACGGGTTCCGAACGGGGTCCCCGCTACAGCCGCCAAGGCATCCTGAATCTGGTCGAGGACCGTGGTGCTGCCACCGATGGAGGTGGGTCCAAGTGCCCGAACCGTTCCAGGTCCTGAAGACACAAAGGTCACACTGACGTTCACCCCATCCAGAGTGAAATCGAAGGTGTCGTTGGCAGCACGGGATCCCGATCCATCGTAGAATGTCAGTTGGACTTCTGCATCGGCGCTGAAACCATCCGTCAGGCTGACATTGCGGGACAAGGTGGCCGGTTTCACCGTGGCGCTACGGTCGGCCAAACCGAACATGCCGATTTCGAGACCCGACAGGGTAGATGCAGACTTGACCGACAGGTTTGCTTGAGCAACCACTGCTGCTGCATTCATACTGGAGTTTGGTCCGCCACCCGGCAGGATACGGTTGCGAAGCAGGAGCCGGTCGTAGGGCTTGAGGGCACCGGCGGCGGGGCACTCGTAAGTCTTCGCCACGGGTCCCTGAAGCAGTGCCGCCTGTCCAAGTCCTTCACCCGAAGCCGTATCGAGACCTGCCAGGACGGCGAAGTCCGCCGTCGCCGCAGGAGGGGTATCCAGGAACTGGATGAAACCCGCGCTGTCCAAACCAGGCAGCTGAATCTGGAACTGAAGCTGATTGTTCGCGTTGGCCGTGCATTCAATAGCAAGACCCAGGAAGTCAGGGTTACCACCGACCGAGTCACAAGCGTCCGCAATGGCGATGTTCAAAGCCGCCTGAACGCCCAGTGCCAGAGCCCCTACCGTAGCAAAGGTGTAATCCGCCGTCGGGAAAGCCAACGGGTTGGGACCGACGCCACCACCGTTGGACAGGACGATGGTGACAGCATTATTGGTTTCCATCGTCACCAGGAGACCGTGATAACCAGCCACGCTGTAGGTGATGGTGCAAACGGTTCCAACGGCTACCGCACTGATTGTCTCGGCAGGGACACTGACCGGGTAGCCAATGGCCGCCACCAACAGAAGCTGCGTGGCCGGGTCATTGATGGCTGCCGCCAGGGTCGCCGCATCACTGAAAGTCTGAATGGCGGGGTTCGGGGCCACGTTGTAAGTGAAGACCACGGCCGGACCCGCACCCGCACCATCGATGGTCACGGTATCGGCCACACCAACGGCCCCCACAGTAATCGTCCCAACTGCAACTGCGGTTGACGTCGAGATAACGGGCTGCAGGGCGACGACGCCCGAAGTCGTGCCGTGGTAGTTGACCGTCAGTTGATTATGCTTGGCCACACCGAGGGTCACTGGACCGGTGAAAACCGTAGTCCCGGCCATGGCCGCCCGTGCCGCCGGGTCATAGATGTAAAACGGAGTGTTGTTGGCAATGTTGCCCGAGAACACCGGGGCCACAGTAGCCTTGAAAGTGGTTCCGTCATAAGCCGTGACAGTCGCTTCATCCCCGGGGGCAGCCCCACCAAGAAGGTGCTGCCCGATCACGACCTTCCATCCAACGTAACGATCCGTGATGTTCGACTGGAGCGCCACGGGCATCTTGATCAGGTTGGGTGCGGCTTCCGCCCCATCTGCCAGCCCCTGACCACCCGAAGCCGCCACGTTAATGGCATCCGCGAACACGCTGATGTCTACGGCGGTCAGAGCGTCATTGGTCTTCGCCAGGACATCCACGTCATCGATGGTCAGAAGAACTTGCTCAGACGAGGGAACATCGTAGGTCTGTCCATTCGTGTAGGCAATCTCGTTACTGACGATAGATGCGAAGAAACCGCCGTTCCATTCCGAGGGGTTGCTCAGATCCAGGCCTGCCGCCCCGATGTCGTTGGAATGGATCGAAAAGCGAAGATGATCCGACTGATCACTGATGAACTCGTAGGGTCCGGCTCCGGGGGAAGTGTACCGTGCCGGTGTCGCCTGACGAGCTGCGAACTGGACGGATACCGTCTCCGTGACAGGGCCCGTGAAATCGTTTCCGCTCAATCCCTCGAAATGCACATCGGGGGTCAGTTCCGATCCACTGGGGAATTCGAGGGTGATTCCGTTCAGGGAGCTGCCCTTGCTCGATGTCGAGAAAGTCGCTCCGTAAACCGGTTGATCCCCCGTCTTGTACAGGTTATAAGTACCAATTCCAGATGCTCCGGGAATGGCACAGGTCAGGGTGAAGGTCTCATCCGTCAGGGTGTTGTAGTAGAAGGTGGCGAACAGACGAGCCCCAACCGGGACAGGATCCGCCAGTGTGACTACATTTCCTTCGACCTTGAGGACCGTGACCTTGCCACGTTCCAAAGCATCCTGAGCATCCCAACCCCAGTAGGCCCAAACCACGTCCGGACGGTTCACCGGAAGATCAATACGGCTGTTGCTTACCGTCTGGAACAGGGATTGACCAAGGGGGGTGTCACGCCCGTTGCCCAACGTAGGGTCAAACGGCAGTTGGAACGTCGTCTGACTCGCGGAACCCGCCACGACCACGGCAGAGCACTCGGAAAGGAAAGTCCTGTTGTCCACGAGCAAGGTGGTGATCTGGTCCGTGCCGAAGTAGGTTGCGAGGTCCGTGTGGACTCCGCTTTCGACCGTCACGGCCGTACCCCACAGGATCTTGTCATTTTGCAGTACGAAATCTGCATCCTGGATGTAGGAACTTGATCCAGGGCTATCGCCGCAGGAGATCACCTCGGACACATTGAGGTGTGCCAGGTAATCAAAGGTATCCTGCCAGCTATTGAAGTAGTACGTGATACTCACAATCGAACCGTCAGCTGGTGCGACTGCCAGGGTAACGGCCCGATTGGCTCCATCCACGGCGGTCGGGATCACCTGAATGCCATTCACCCGAACAGTCACCTGGGAAGGATCAGTAGCCGTCACACCACCACCGGATCCGGTAACGATGGGACCCTGGAAGGTGTAGAAGGTGGCCGTACGAGGGGCTTGCATCCCACGGTTGAGGCCGAGGATGCCATTGGCACTGGCATCCAACACGATCAAGCTGTTTTCAGACATCAGTTGAAGAGCCGAGTGCCCGTAGTTGTCCACGAATGTCGTGGCCGTCAGCGTTCCCACACGGGCAGCAGTGATGGCCGATGCAATCTGCGCCATCGTGTAATTGGTCCGAGGAGTGATCCGAATCGATGATGTAGATCCATCTACGGTCAGTGTCAGGACGTTGTTGGCATCCACGATCACACGACCCTGAGAGTCAAGGATGTCATCATGAAGGTCCAGGACCGTCACGGGCGAGTCCGGGTTCGGGGCGTTCACGTCCCCGATACCAAACAGGGCCCGAACGATAGCGAGTCCAGGATATACCTGATCAGAGACGTCATCCGTGATCAAGGTATCCGTTCGCTTGAAATAGTACGTGCAGCGAACCTCGTCACCGGGATTCGGGGGCTGGGCAATCTGGATGATGCCTCGAGCGCCGTCCACAGTCCGGATTACGATGGGTTCACCGTTGATCGTCACGATCACGTCACTACGATTCGTGGTGGCCCTTCCACTACCATCACCCGATGTAATCGGGAAATGGGATACCTGGAAACGATCCAGGACCCCATCGTAGCCGCCCAGGGTGACAACACCCAATGCGCTGATACTGACGACCATGTGGTTGGTCTCATCCTCTGAGACAATCCGCTGGTCAGCAGTCGCACTGGAACCACGAACCACATCCAGCTGCTGCTGAATGAGGTACTCATTGCCTTCACCGATGAACACCGGAATCTTCAGAGCTTCCAACGACGCCGGTGTCGGCGGTTCGAATGAAGTCTGAGTGTACACGCCGGGAGGGGCATAATTGTTACCCGGAAAAGCCATGGGGCACCTCAAGCAGTTCCCGGTAAAGTCACCGGGATGACATCAATCCGACAACCGCTGTCTGTTCATCCTTCCGTTCATCTTCCCTGTTCGGTAGTCAACAGGCTGTTCAGCACAAGCAGTTCGTTTGTAGGTTCATTCATCTGTTTTCCCGCCCAGGTAATCCATGCAAAACAGGGCCGGTACTACAGGGTGGACTTTATAAAAGGGATACCGAAGTTTCAGATCGAGGGTTTTGGAGTAGAGCCGATGGCATCCATGGCCAGTTTGTTGATCTCCAGAGCCCTCTTATGGACCCCTTTCTCCTCAGGTTTCAGGACACGGTAGGATCCATCCGCGTTCACCGAGACATCCGCCATGCTGATTTTGTGATCCCGCATGAAACGCTCTTTCTCTTTGTAATGAGCGGAGAACCCAGTCCATTTGACATTCGAGTCTTGACCGATCACTCGATCCCAATTGGTATCCACCGACTGAACACCTGTATTCTGGGGGGCGATACCTTTGGTCTCGATGTTGAAAGACCCCGCCAGGTCACTGGGTATCCATCGAGGAGCAGGTTGATTGCACTCGGGACAATTTCGAGGTTTATGCCTCTCAGACATGGGGGCATTGGCCTCAAACCGAAGACCACAGTCACACTGAAATTCATAAATCGGGGCCATTGATTACTCCTTAGAAATGAGACAAAAAGTCCAGCCTGTTCGAGTTCTGCGAGGTTCTGCTAAAATGTTCCGGACCAAAGTTCTACTTACCCCCACAGCTTTAGCTGCTTGTGCGGGGCTCCCGAACTGCATCATCCGCCCGTCTTCGTGCTTGGCCAGGATCCAGTATGGGTTGTGTGCGGTCTGGGTATTCGACGCTTTCCATCCCCAGCCATGGTGCTGACCTTTCCGAGGATTCGGTTTCCCTTTGTTCCCACGACCGATTGCTTGGTTGTGCTCGGAGGTGTTTTGTTTTCCCAGCCGACCCCATTTACCAGCCCCCCGATGGGCGTCCTTGGCGATGTTGTAAAGTGACTCCCATGGGTAGAGACCAAATCTAGCCTGTTCTTCTTTTCGAATGTCACCCACCGGACATGTTAGCACTTGTTGGAATGTGAAAGCGTCTTCCCCGTGAAGGTTCCAAGCCCTTTGGAGATGGGGATTTGAGTGTTCGTTTCTTCGAAGATGACGGACATGAGCCCACAATCGCTTCAGAACGTTTTCGGATGAACCGATATACAATTTCCCACTTACGGTGCAACGAATCTCATACAGCCCGCTTGAGTGGGTGGCCCCAGTGATTAAATTTGGACCCAAACTTCCCATCTCAGCCAAGAGTCACCTCATGATTTCGTAGGTATCGGAACGACCCTTGAAGAAGGGATCTTCCACCATCTCAAGACCCAAGGACTCCAGGACCCGAATGTTGGATTGAATGGCTGCTGCCTCGTCATCGGGCAAGGCCGCCAAGGCTTGAGATTGAGCCGCCGTCAAAGGAGAAACCTGACGCAAGAAAACAGGAAGCGGGACCTGAACGGACCATTCCGTCTCAACTGTAATGTTGAAAGAGGAGTTGTAGTAGTAGTCATCCCCCGTCTCATCGTAGATTTCCTCGGACTCCCCCCCCATCGAGATTTCCATCATCTCGATTCCTTCAGTGGATAGACGGGGACGCAGGATGCCCCAAAGGTACATGACGGACATATCCGCGATTTCCTGCTGAGCGTAAATGTCCCTGGAGGTAACTTCGAAATCAATGTTCAAGGACCACCGCCCACCGTATTCCAGCGAGGCGGGCCTCCTCATATCTTGAACCACTACAGCAAGACGATCCCCCTTCTCTGCCCGGTTTCCGAATGCCATGACGCAACCTGGGATGGCCTGGTTGTTGGCAAACCCAGGGAAGATCCGCCAGGGACCCGTTGAGTTCGCCGTGTAACGGTAATCTGCGGATAGGTAGCGACCCCCCGTCAATTCCTGGGCCAGAGTGATTTCCCCCGTGGGGTTCCCCGACGCATCAAGAACCAGGGTGTAGTTGATGTTTTCTTCCAACATGAACCCAGCAGGCATCTCGAACAGACGAACCGTGCCCGAAATCGGGGGGTTCATCAGAACCGCTGAGGTGCCTACAGGAACGATCTGCTCATGGTACACGTCAAGCATCGGGTTCACGGTGAAAGCCAAATACTGGGCGTCGCTGGGGTCTTCCTCTACAGAGATGAAATAAACCCCCGGGGGACAGGGAAAGTTGCCGTTCCTAGCTGAGATGGCGAGGTTGTCCTCACGGATCCACTCAATAGAGTGCCCCGGGTAATTCTTCCATTTGGCCAGGAAGATGAAAGAGACAACGATCCCTCGATAGTTGTCTGCCGCCATGTCAACCCGGTTCGCAGATCCCGTTTTGACGATGATCCCGTACTGGGGTCTCTCCTTGAAAGAGTACTTCCCTTGGATCCCTTCCACCACGTCTTTGTACTTCGGGTGAGTCGCCCAGAAACGACGCAGCTCGAGGATGAACCGCCTTTTCATCGACTCAGTTAACTGGAAGTACATAGTGTCACCATTTCAAGGACTTATGTCCATCAATCAGAGAAATGCCCATCATCTTTCTTACCACGGGCTTTTTTCGCCGGGATCACAGGTACGGGATCAAGATCAGGCATGGGTTCGGGTTCAAGACCAACAGGAATTGGTTCGGTTACGGGATCAGGCATGGGTTCGGGATTAGGAATTGGCACGGGAGTTGGTTCAGCCTTGGGCGTTGAAACAGGCTGAAAGAACTTCGGGACCGGGGAAACCGGAGTCTGCCGATGATCTTTCGGTACAAGGTAGGGGTTCACTACCGGGGGGGTCGCGGGTTTCTGCTCCTGACAACGAATGATTTCAGTGCATTTCACTGCCCCTGTTGACCTGGCGACAGTCAAATCCTTCGATTTATCCGCCCGATCCTTAGATACAAAAAGCACATCTCCTCGGAAGAGCTTCTCCCCTAGATCCGTCAACTGGATAGCAGTGCATGTGCACTGAACTCGAATTTCAATCATGGTCTTGTATTACCCCCCCGTCAATTTCTTACGGACTTCGCCCGCCATGATCACTCTACAATCCTCACGGGCTTTGTTAATCGCTCTCTGAACAAAGGTGAATTTAGCAATGCCGGGATGAATCCAGGCATCCTTGAGTTGAAGAGGTGCAGTACGAAAAATGATCTCCCCAACCTCATTTTCAATCGGAATAACTAACGGTTTTTTGCCCTTCTTGTACACAGGACGGACCCCAGCGCCCGCCCCCACAGTCATGCTAGTGGAAACCGATCCAACCCTTCCGGCCCCCTTCTGGGTCAACCAGGTCATCCTTCTCTCTGGGATATCCCCAGTGGTCAGTTCCCGCATGCCGTAGAAAGTAGACAAGATCTCAATGGAGCTCTGTTTAATCCTGTATGAGAAGGAGTTCCAAACCGGAGGTCCATTCATGGGATCTTCGCCACTCCAACCCCGCTTCGCAAAATCCTTTTTGGCCTCATCGGAGATTCGTTTGACAATCGCCTGACCAATCATGTTGAGCATTTCTTCAGAAACTTTCAGGTTCAGGAAAGCCTCTAGGGGCTTTCCATAGACGCCCCTAATCTTTCCCATCACTTGCCCTCGTTATGATTCTCCCAGGTGGCCGTACGTCCGCGTTGTTCGAGTTCGTCGGACCAGCCTTCCTTTTCCGTAACAAGAGGAACAACTGGAACAGCGCCGATCTCGTGAGGCACTTCATTCGGATCCGCCATCCAAGTCGGACCTTGAAGTTCACCCCCAACAGCAGGAGGGGGCTGTACCGACCGTTTTTCGTACCTGGTCTGTGGGAATGTCAAAGCATCAACCCCGTAAATGGGAACTTCGTACCGGATATCAGATTCCGTCATCGAAAAGATGGAGAAATGCTGTTGAAGCAGGTTCCCTCGATTCGTTGGGCGACGAACCGGACCTATACTGTACCTCTCATTTGTCTGTTTGACGATGAAATCCCTCTGAGTGAGAACAGGTGAGGGTCCGGTCCATACCTCATAGGTCCAGTCCTGACGACGACCAATGGGTGTTTGGGCGATCTTCTGTTCAGCATCGGGAGGGGCAATGATGATATCAAAGGGGCCTTCATAGCCTCCTACAAAACCGGTCCCAAAACAGTTATGAGCTACCGCCCCCCCGGCCACATAAGAGTGATCTTCCTCAACCTCAAAATTGAAGACTGGACCCTGATAGGGCATTGACACAATCTTATGAACTGGATATAGGACCAGAGAACCCGTCCGGAAAGACCACCCACCTTTCTTATTGGGAACTACGGGTTCCCCTTTCATGAACCGAGCTAGAATATGCATGTCGTTTTTGCGGATCTCAACGGAATGAGCCGTGGTGCTATGAGCACCAGGCCTGTCAGGATTATTAATAGTACGGGTGCGACTCGTCAGGCGGGGCACTGCCCCCAATTTGATGAGCAACCCCTCAACTTGTCTAGCCATCTGATATGATGCACTGGAAACTCCAAATTTAGTACTGGAAGGATTCAGACACTGCCAACCGTCCCCATTGAAATAGGCACCCAAAAATTGAGCTAAACCCTCAGCGCCTTGTTCCACCAACTGCCTTGACAGATGTTTTAGGGTGGAGTATTTACCAACATGCTTCAAGACCATTTCCACCGCCCTAACCACAGTCACCAGAACTTCAATCCCTTTGGAATCCCCAGCAGGACCCACCCAGATGGTGCCCCCGAATTCCCGATCAACTATTTGCCTGATTTCCTCAACATGGGTTAGTAGCTCATCCTGATGAAAACCGAACATGACACGTTTATCATTTGATGACTTAATCCCCTTTTTATATTTGGCACTCGTCCAACCTTCAGCAGCGTAGTACCCAAGGAATCTTAGAACATCCGATGATAATTCCTCTGTGGGGTGTTCAAGGGGAATTGGGAATGCCAGATAATCACCTGTTCTGATTTCATCCGCCCTAACCCATTGGGGACAAACCTCCCGGTTGCAATTATTCTTGATACAGATGGATTTAGATCCGGAACCGGTACATGTCAGAGATTTCAGTCGAAGACATCGGGCGTCTTCTTTACGAACAATCAGAATAGGGTGATTGCTTGTTGAGCTAAAACCAACCCCATGAGTAGCATCAAGTTGCACCAGGTTCTCGTGAACGTCACGAGACATAATCTCAGTGACACGCCGTAACCGACCTTTATGGGTTAAGACCTCATCCCCCACCTGAATCAGATCAATAGCCTTCCTTGACAGATCCGCCATTGTCACTTCAGTCCCCGGAGGGAAACACGTTAAGCAGCGTTGTGAGGGTTGTTTCGTGAATTCACGAAGCCGGGGATCCATGTAACAGGTACAGGGGATTCCGATCACCCGACGAATGAATACCTTGACCCGTTCCCCACCTTGCTGAAGAATCCAGTTATTTCGACGAACCCCTTCCCGCCAAATATAATCGAGGGGCTCAACCTCTGTTGTCTGAAAAGGAGCACAGTAGTTGAGGTCGGTTTCAAAATACCCCGATGGGGAAGTCGGATCTAAAACGACAGTGGACAATCGATAGAACAGGTTGCTCGACATCCCCAAAGAAACTTGGTTCCTCAGAGTGTGGTACACAATCTCCACTACGGATGTCGGGGTCGGCAAAATCGGATGGTCAGTCTTCTCAATCACGACATCAAACCGATCCGTGCGGTACAGGGTCACTTCACCCGATGGTCCAAACACCTCCTGAACAGGTACGACCTCATTATCGATCATGAGGGTCACATCACGAGTGTTGCTGGCATAGATGGGTTCCTGCAGATCGACGTAATGTGTCTGATAAATTGGATTCTTTGTCTTCAGGACCCATCGGTAATCATTCGGGGCGTCCCCCCGAAAAATCCAGTCTTGATCCCATAAAACGGTTTCCCTAATTGAAACCAGACTTGTCTGATCACGATAGAAAGTCCCACCCAAAGGAAATTCGTTGATTCGGTAGTATGGACCGCGATCCGAGACGTCAGATCTGTA